GGAATGGGTAAAGGTAAGGCTAGAGGTATGGGCGCTGCCGAATTCGGTGGCAAGTTTTCTGGCATTTATTAGTGTCAATAGTTTGGGTAAGCCAAAAATTTTTTAAAGAAATTGAGGCTCAAAAAGAAAGCGTAAAGGATGTAATTTTAGCTGGGACTAAAGACTTTGCGCAATATCAGTATCTGTGTGGACGCTACAGTTCTCTAGTTGACGCAGAAAATTCATTTAGAGAACTGCTAGGAAAAATACAAGAAGATGCCGAAGATACACGTACCTGATCATGTTGCACACGCAATAGAAGCAGAAGTCAAAGAAAAAGAAACCGCTACAAAAGAAACTAAATCTACTACGGATAATATTCCGTATATAGAACCAGGAGCTAGAGTTTTAGATCCTACTCTTTTAGATAAATCAATTTTACAAAGAATGCCCCAACCTACAGGATGGAGAATATTAATTCTTCCATACGCAGGTAAGGCTGTAACAGAAGGAGGAATTCATTTGGTACAGTCAACGGTAGATAGAGAATCTCTAGCAACCGTTGTAGGGTATGTTGTAAAAATGGGTCCTGATTGCTACAAAGACTCCAGTAAGTTTACTGGGCCTTGGTGTCAGGAAAAACAATGGGTATTAATAGGCAGATATGCTGGCGCTCGCTTTAGATTGGGAGATGAGTCTGAATGCAGAATCATTAACGATGATGAAGTAATTGCTACTATATTAGATCCTGACGATATTCTTGCAGTATAAGGAGTAAACATGTCTGAAATTAAAGAAGAAATTATTGACGAAAGCGAGGTTGTCGAAGTAGAAATACCCGAAGAAAAACCTAGCGGTAAAATAGCGGACTTAGCTCCGGTAGATGAAGAAGCTGAACAAGCTATTGAGGATGTTTCTGAAACACAAGAAGTTAAATCAGAAGAAGAACTAGAAGATTATTCTGAGAAGGTTAAAAAACGTATTAACAATCTAACTCGTAAGTTACGAGAAGCAGAGCGTGGTCAAGAATCTGCGTATGAGTATGCAAAAAGAATAGCAGCAGAAAATGAAAACTTAAAAACTAAATCATCATTTAGTGATAAGTCTTATTTAAATGAAGCTGAAAGCAGGCTTAAGTCACAAAAATCTCAAGCTTTAGCAGCATTAAAAAATGCTCACGAAGTAGCTGATTATGACAAAGTAGGCAAAGCTCAAGATGTACTTTCAAAAATTGCAATAGAAGAAAACAAAGTTAATGTTTCTAAACAACAATTAGAACATCAACAAAATGTTCAAGAACAATCAAATTATCAAGACTACATTCCACAACAGCAACCAGTACAACAGCAACCACAACTTACTTCAACAGATGAGTCTTGGATAGAAAAAAACGAATGGTTTGGTCAAGATGAAATTATGACTACAAGTGCTTATACCATTCATGCACAATTACGAAATGAAGGCTTTGACCTTGGAACAGATGAGTACTATACTGAAGTGGACAAGAGAATTCGTAATGCATTCCCTCAAAAGTTTTCAGAATCTTCTAGTAGTCAATCTAAGCCTCAACAAAAAGTGGCTTCGGCTGGAAGAGTAGCTGGTAATGCTGGCTCTAATAAAAGACAAGTAAAATTGTCTCCGTCTGAAGTTCAGATGGCTAAAAGATTAAACGTACCCCTAACAGAGTACGCAAGATATGTTAAAAGGTAACAATTATGAAAGAAGATAATAAAAAAGATTTAAACAGAACTTCGCGTTCTGCCGACACTCGAGCAACGAAAGAAGCTCGCAAACCCTGGAGTCCACCATCAATGTTGGATACTCCCCCCGCGCCTGAAGGTTATACTTACAGGTGGATTAGAGCTGAACTCGCTGGTAACGAAGACAGAAAGAATGTAACTTCTAGGATGAGAGAAGGTTTCGACCTTGTTAGATCCGAGGAGATAGGTGATTTCGCGCTTCCTACTATTGATGACGGTAAACATGCAGGGGTAGTTTCAGTTGGCGGTTTGCTTTTGGCTAAGATCCCGAATGAGACGCGAGAGGAAAGAAACTCCTATTTTAATGCTCGTGCAAGAACTCAGCAAGACGCTGTGGACAATGATCTCTTAAGGGAATCCGATCCTAACTCTCCGATTTTAACACCGGAAAGAACAAGCAAAGTAACTTTTGGAGGTGGTCAACGTAGTTGATCGTCAAAAATTAATTTTAAAATATAAGGTGACTTATTATGGCTAACAAAGATGCCCCATTTGGAGCAAGGCTGGTAGGTAAATTAGGTTCTGGTGTTGCCAACGGTGGTACAACAGAATATAAAATAGCTTCAGCAGCTTCGGGGAATATTTTTTCAGGCGATTTAGTTAAAATGCTTAATACTGGTACTATTTTAGTAGCAGCAGCTGGTGATGAATCAGTAGGCATATTTAGAGGGTGTCAATTTACTAATAGCAGCGGTGACGTTGTGTTTAGTTCTTTTTTCCCCACTGGAACTGTATCGGCTGATATTGTAGCTTTTGTACAAGATGACCCTAATGCTGTATTCGAAATTCAGAGTGCTGGTTCTCCAGCTCAAACTGATGTTGGTTTGAATGCAGATGTAGTTTATACAGCTGGATCTACCAAAACTGGTATGTCTGCTTTAGAACTATCTGGGACAACTGGTACAGGAACTGCAACGTTTAGGATTATGGGATTCTCCTCTGATCCGGATAACACAACAACAGGCTCGGCAAATGTAAACGTTATTGTTAAATTTAACGAACATTTCTACGTAGACCCAACAGGAGTATAAGTAATGGCTATTAATAGAGCGCAATTAGCGAAAGAATTAGAGCCAGGCCTTAACGCCTTGTTCGGTATGGAATACGCAAGATACGAAGCAGAGCATACAGAAATTTTCGATTCAGAAAGTTCTGATAGAGCGTTTGAAGAAGAAACTTTAATCGTGGGATTTGGTAATGCAGAAGTAAAATCAGAAGGTAGTGGTGTCAGATTTGATACAGCTAACGAAGGATATACTTCTCGTTATACTCACGAAACGGTTGCTTTAGCATTTGCACTAACAGAAGAAGCTGTTGAAGATAACTTGTATGACAGGCTTGGCGCGAGATACACTAAAGCATTAGCTAGATCTATGGCTAATACTAAGCAAATCAAAGCTGCATCAGTACTGAACAATGCGTTCTCTACTACTGGCGGTGATGGTGTATCTTTAATTAATACCTCGCACCCTCTTGGTGGCGGTGGTACTTTAGCGAATAGAGCAACCACTATGGCGGATCTTAATGAAACTTCTCTTGAAGATGCATTAATTAATATTTCTACATTCTCGGATGATAGAGGTCTTAATGTGGCACTAAGAGGAATGAAGTTAATTATTCCACCTCAATTGCAATTTGTTGCTGACAGATTATTACAAACTCCTGGTAGAGTTGGTAGTTCTGACAATGACCTTAACGCAATTAAGAATATGGGTATGCTGCCTAACGGCTATGTCGTAAACCATTATCTAACAGATACAGATGCTTTCTTCTTGAAAACAGATTGTCCTGATGGATTTAAGTATTTCGAAAGATCTCCAATGCAAACTGCATTAGAGGGTGATTTTGATACTGGGAATATGAGATACAAAGCTAGAGAGCGTTACAGCTTTGGATATTCTAACTTTAGAGCCGTTTACGGTTCTCAAGGAGCTTAATACGAACGATTTATTGTAGCGTTTATTACTCAACTACAATTACTAGGGGGCCTAACAGCCCCCTTTTTTTTATTTAAAATTTAATATACAATCAAGTAACTAGGATTATTAACTTGTTCTATCGACTGACCTAGCAGACAAGCCGAGACAATAGAACTTATTTCCGAGGAGGAAATTATGGCAAATTCAACTTTTTCAGGTCCAGTCAGGTCCGAAGGTGGTTTCGAGGTAATTAACGTTAATGGGACAACCGGTGCAATAACCGACAAGTTCGATATTGATGTTAGTGGTAATGTACTTACAGAAGGTAATGTACACGTTAAAGAAGGTTCTTGGTTAGAAATGCAAGAAGTATCAGGTAGTGTTGGACCAACAGATGTTATATTTGGTAAAAATGGTTCTGGCGTAGGTACTGATGCAGTTGTATCTAATCCTTTCACTCAAAGTGCTACACAATTATTTCCATTAGGATCTACTTTAATTTATGGAAGCAAAACTTTTAAGTATGCTTTTTCAGGTGCAGCAATAGCAGCAGGTGCTTTAATACAAAACGCAGCAGCAGTTACTACACATAGAAATTTAACCCCAACAGCAGCATCAGCAGCAGCTACAACTGTTACAGTTACTTTAGG